AATCAAGTCCGTCCATGTTTCTTCAACTTTTAAAAAAAAGTATATTAGGAAAAAATTTAGGAGGAGAAATGTTAAAGAACCCAAAAAAAGCTGATCTTGATAAAGATGGAAAATTATCTAGCTATGAGAAAAGAAGAGGCATGGCAATAGAAAAAAATATGAAAGTAAAAAAAGCTAATGTTGGAATGGCTGCTAAAAAAGTTAGAGAAAAAGAAATGATGAAAGCATCTATGGGTAAATCTGTTAGAGGCTATGGTGCAGCTAGAACATCAGGCATGGGCTTACAAGATGAGAGTTTACCTCCAGGAAAATCTTTAGACTATTATAAAGATTTAATGTAATGAATTATGGCTACGTCAGGAACTACAGCATTCGATCTTCAGATCGATGATATTGTTGAGGAAGCATACGAAAGATGCGGTCTAAGAACTAATAGTGGTTATGACATACGTAGTGCAAGAAGAAGTTTAAATCTTTTATTTTCAGAGTGGGGTAATAGAGGTATTCATCTTTGGAAAGTAAAACTTAATCAAATTATTTTTACTGCAGGGGTTGCAACTTATTCAGTTCCAACTCAAGTTAACGATGTTCTTGAAGCTTACATATCTTCAACAGGGGCTGCTAACGGAACGTTATCAAGTGCTTTAACAAGTTCTGCTACAACTATTTCTTTGACAGATGCCTCTGGATTTGCATCAAGTGGCACTATTCAAATTGGACTTGAGTTTATAACTTACACTGGAAAATCTTCTAATGATTTAACGGGTGCAACTAGAGGAGCTAGAGGTTCAACGGCAGTGGCTCATGCTTCTGGAGTAGTAGTTCAAAATATATCAGGACAAGCGACTGCAGATACAAATGATATTGCTTTAACAAAAATTGATAGATCAGCTTACTCTGCTTTACCAAATAAATTATCTACAGGACAACCTTCTCAATATTATGTAGACCGACAGACACAACCAACAATAAGTGTTTACTTAGCACCTGATGCTTCTACATTTACAACTTTAAAATATTACTCTATTAACAGAATAGAGGATGCAGGAGCGTATACAAATAATCCAGATGTGCCTTTTAGATTTTTACCATGTATGTGTTCAGGTTTAGCTTATTATTTAGCTCAAAAAAAAGCACCAGATAGAATACAATTATTAAAACAACTTTATGAAGACGAATTATTAAGAGCTTTAAATGAAGATGGCTCTAGAACTTCTGTTTATATTTCACCACAAACTTATTTTGGAGATGGAGTATAATGAGTTACGCAAGAGGTAAAAGATCACAAGCTATTTCTGATAGATCAGGTCAAGCATTCCCTTACAGAGAAATGGTTAAAGAATGGAATGGTGCTTTAGTGCATATTAGTGAGTTTGAAGCTAAACATCCACAACTTGATCCACCTTATCATAAGCCTGATGCTATAGCCTTAAGAAATCCAAGGGTTATGAAATTTCAACAACCTTCTCAGGAATTTGCAAATGATCAAACAGTTTCAGATTCAGGAGGTGCTAGAGTTGGTGTAGCAAATCTAACATTACCAGGAGACTTTGCTTTTCAAACTCAAACTTTTCAAACAACAACAAATGGTTTAACAACTTCGGTTTCATCTATGGTTCCTGAAGACCCATCATTACAAAATAGAAGAAGACAACTTGATTCTATATTAGGTTCAATAACAGTGAGTATAACATAATGGCAATAACACACGCAAATTTTATAACTCAAGTAAGAAATTATACTGAAGTTGGTAGCACTGTTTTAACAGATGCAATCATTCAAGATTTTATTAGATCAGTTGAATTAGATATTGCGGGTAAAGTCGATTACGATGATTTAAGAAAATATGCTACATCTAATTTTACGGCAGCTAACAGATATGTAAGTTTACCATCAGACTTAATGATTATAAGATCTGTTCAAGTAATAACTGGTGGTACTAGAACATTTTTAGAAAAAAGAGACACAAGTTTTATATCAGAATTTAACAGTTCATCAGCTCAAGCCCTCCCAAAATATTGGGCTAATTGGGATGATTTCAATATATTAGTTGCTCCAATGCCTGATCAAGCTTATCAGGTTCAAATAAACTATATAATTGATCCTCCAAATTTTACTTCAACAAATGATACGTTTATTTCAAAATATCAGGAATCAATGTTATTACATGGTGTATTAGCAGAGGCATTCAGATTTTTAAAAGGACCTGATAATCTGTACAACCTCTATAATTCCAAGTATAATGAAGAAGTACAAAATTTTGCTCTGCAACAAATGGGCAGAAGAAGACGAGGAGAATATACAGATGGAGTGCCTCGAATAAAAGTAGACTCTCCATCACCATAAATTTAAAGGAGAACTATTATGGCAATAACAACTAATGCAATTTGTAATACTTTTAAAAAAGAGTTATTACAAGGTAAACATGACTTTGATACATCTTCAGATACATATAAACTGGCTATGTATACGTCAAACGCAACTTTAGGTGCGTCCACTCAAAACTATACTACTTCAAACGAAGTATCATCACCATCAGGATATACAGCAGGTGGTGGGACGCTTGTAAATCAAGGGGTTAAAGTTTCATCAGGAGTAGCGATAACTGACTTTGCTGATTTATCTTTTCAAAACGTAACTCTTACTGCAAGAGGTGCATTAATTTATAACACAACGACAGACGGTGGTTCAGGAACTACTGATGCAGTTGCTGTTTTAAATTTTGGAAGTGATAAGACTGCAACTTCTGGAACTTTCACTATTCAGTTTCCAGATTTCACAACCTCTGCTGCAATATTAAGAATAGCTTAAATTAAGGTCCTGGAGCTATGGCCACTTATACTTATACTGTAACCGTAGCTTCAGGCAATTTATATGGCGGTGGCACTGGCAACGTCTTTTATTTAGACGGAGTAAGAAATGCCACTGGTCCAGGAACGGTAACTTGGGTTGAGGGTGGCACACTTAGGTTTGATCAAAGTGATTCGTCAAACGATAATCACCCTTTAATTTTTTCAACAACAACAAGTCAAGCTCAAATAATTTCATCTGGAGTAACTTATTATCTAGATGGATCGAGCAATCAATCTGATTACACAAACACCACAACATTTAATGCTGCAACGACTCGTTATGTTGAAGTAACTCCATCATCTCAAACAGATTTTTATTATTTATGTTGGATTCATGGAATTGGTATGGGAGGAATTTTCGACATAACTTCTAATACTTGGGGAGCTATGAATTGGAATCAAGGAAGTTGGGCTGCTCAAGGTGAAGTAAATTTATCATTAACTGGTTCGTCACTAACACCTGCAATAGGAAGTGTTGTTGTAGATGGTGAGTTACAAGTTGGATGGGGTGGTGATACGTGGGGTGAAAATGAATGGGGTGATTTATCAGGATCACAACCTATTCTTGCAGGACAATCATTAAGTATAAGTTTAGGTTCAGTTACAGAAGCCGTAGTTGTCGATGTAAATGTAAGCGTTACAAATCTTGGTCAAATGGCTTTCGGTACTCCATCAGCAATCGGTGGAACTTCTATTTTAGAGCAACCTACAGGATTTGAGCTTTCTATATCAGGTGGTACACAAGTTGTTGGTATAGGTGTAGACGTAACTGGTGTTCAAGCAAACTCAAATATTGGAGCGATATCCATTGATGATACTACACTGACAGGCATTGGTTGGGGCAGAAGAACTTGGGGTAATTTAGCTTGGGGTGGTGCATATTCTGCACAAGCTTTAGGTCAACAATTAACTTCAACTATAAATTTCCCTGCTGATAATGCGTTTACAGATGTAGTAGTACAACCAACTGGATTACAATTAGATTCTACATTCGCAAATCCTGCTTTCTCTGTAAAAGTTGATTCTGTTTTAACAGTATTAGTTTTTGAGGATGATATGACAATTACTGTAGCTCCACCTCAAGAAGTTGGTGGTTTAGCTAACGTAGATGCTCCAAGTGCAGGACAAGCTACAATGTCAATAGGTAATACTGTGGGTGGATTAAAAACACCGGTAGATGTTACTGGCATTCAATCTACAATGAGTTTAGGAAATACAAACCTTGTTCAAACGACAATAGAACCTGTAACTTCACCAGCAATGACATTGTCACTAGGACAAGCAGCAGAAATACCAGGACAAAAACAAGGAGTTTCTGGTTTTCAATTAAGTTCATCTATTGGCTCAGTGACTATTACGGGTACAGGAATTGTAGATATTACAGGCATTCAAATGACATCTTCAGTAGGAAATACTAATATTACTGCTTGGGCTGAGGTTGATCCTGGTGTAAATAATAATTGGACAGATGTTGATTTGGCAGCTTGATTAATGTAAAATTAAAATAATTTAGGAGAAAAAATTTATGGCAAGTTCATATTCTACAGATCTCAAACTAGAATTAATGGTAACCGGTGAAAACGCTGGTACATGGGGTGATAATACAAATAATAACTTAAATCTTATTCAACAAGCTATCGCTGGTTTTGAAGCAGTCGCTTTAAACAACGGTGGTGCTGTAACTTTAGTAATGACTGATAAAACTATTTCTAATGCTAGAAATATGGTCATTATCC